GAAGCAGATGAGATTAGAAAAATTATAAGATGCTTTAAAACACATATGGCACCTAAAGTATCAGCTGCAGGAGATACTGCAAACACAACATTTCTTAAAACACCAGATGTTTTTGAATTAAGATATCGTCAAGGTGCAACAGAACATTCTTTCTTAAATAAATTCAAACAATGTTTTATGGAAAATATTAATGTTAACTACACGGCAGATGGAACTTATGCGACATATAATGATGGAACACCAGTTTCTATGGTAATGGATTTAGGTTTCAAAGAAATTGAACCAGTTTATGATGTTGATTATGATAATAATTTAAAAGGAGTAGGATACTAAAATGGGATATTTCAGAGAACTACCAGAAGTAGAATATCAGTCATTTTTGTCTGATAGCAATTCTTCTCAAAATTATTTGAGAGTTAAGAATTTATTCAGAAGAAATAAGTTACGTGATGACTTACAAAATGTATTCACCCTCTTTAATAAGTATGAAATTGTAGATGGTGCGAGACCTGATACGATTGCAGAAGAACTTTATGGAAGTGCAGAACTTGATTGGGTTGTCTTAATGACGGCAAATATTACAAGAGTCAGAGATCAATGGCCTTTATCAAATCATGATCTTTATAAGTATGCAGAAAATAAGTATGGTGTTACTGGATTATCTTCCGTGCATCATTATGAAACAACAGAAGTTAAAGATTCTTTAAATAGGTTGATTCTTCCTGCAGGTAAGGTTGTAGATGAGGATTTTACAATTCCAGATCCTTCAAATACTGCAATTACTTTGAATCCTGTAATCAATATTAACAACTATGAATATGAAGTAAGAGAGAATGATAAAAAATCTTCTATTTACTTACTGAAACCATCATATTTACAGCAGTTCTTGAATGATATGAGAGAAATTATGATTTATGGTCGTTCATCAGAATATATTAACGAAAACTTAATTAGAACAGAAAATACTAGATCAACTAATTCATAAAAAAGGGGAGGTTTCCCTCCCCATCTCACTTAGTCTGCTGCGAGTGCGGCAAAGTATGAGAGTGTATCATCATCCTCATCATTTTTAGTAGAAGAAAAATTATTCAATTCTTCTTTAATTGATTGTGGAACATCTGATACAGATTCACTACGATTTTGTTGACGAAACTCTTCTTCTTCCTGAACATTCTCTTGGTCTTGGAACTTAGTCGTTCCTTTGAGTCCAAGAACATAATCAAGACGTTTTTTCAAATCATCATAAGATTTGAATTGATCAGGAGCAACAAATTCTTCAAGAGAATACTCTTTTTTCCAGATTGCTTCCATTGCTTCATCATCTTCCAGAAGTACGTCCTGACGGGCAAACTCTGAAGAATCATAGTTACGATAACCGGCAACATTCTTTGCCTTCAGTTTGAAGTTAGCACCCTGCCAGAAGTCAAACGGATCAATTGCTTCCTCGTCCTCAAACTCAGGTTGCATTGCGGCAGTAATCTTATCAAAGATTTTCTTACCGAATTTGTAAAGCATTACTTTACCTTCATTCTCAGGATTAGTAGGATCCTTGACAACATAGATGTTTGCAACATAAGTCAGTTTACGTTTCTGTTTACGTGCCTGATCTTTACCAGAATCGGTGCCATTATTCCACAGCATCGTATTATATTCTGACATTGGGTCTTTCTGACCCAGAGTCGTCAGAGAGTTCTCGATATACCATCCACCAGGACCTTGAAAGGCATGGGAATAGAGTTTAACAAATGGAAGGTCTTCACCTTCGGGAGCAGGAAGAAAACGAATAACGGCATAACCGTTACCACCTTTATCTACTTCTAGTTTCCACAGGCGGTCATCACCTGAACTACCTGCATTATTCATTTTTTCGACTTCCTTGACCAGTTTTTGAGTCAAAGAACCTAGTTTAGATTGCTTTTTAAGATCAGCAAAAGACATTTAGATTTCCTCGGATTTTTTTTAGATTTTTTTGGATTTACTTGGATATTATAGCAAAGATCTCCTCAATTGTCAATATAGTCTTTGAGATATTTAACCCTTGCATTCATACTACTGAATAAAATTTGCAAATCAGTCTCTGGTGGGAAACCCATCATTGCGACTGATTTGCGTAGATTGTCTTTCATCTCAATGGCTTGTGGGTCGTCGGAGAGACACAATCTAGTATACATCACTTGCTGTTTTTCAAGCAAGGTTTCAAGCATTTCAATATGTTTAATTTTATCTTCTTGGGGCATCACACTAAAAGAAAAAACATCTTCATAAAGTTTTTCTTGTAATTGATTAATTTCATTCAATTCTTCTCGAATGATTTCAGACTGAAAAAACTCACTCATCCACAAGGTCCCTTAGAATTTTTTTAAATTTAAACACATCACCTATATTTAGAAAGGGAGAATATTTTTGGAGTTTTAAACTTACGGTCTCCCATACAGGATCTTTCAGTTCCTTATCAAACTTCTTTCTGAATGAAAATATTCTATCATAGATTACAAAAGTTTCAAGATTTACGTCTCCACCAAGAAATTTTTTTAATAGAATTGGATGTCCTTTCGAACAATTGAATAGATTTTCTAATTTGTTGTTCGATAATAATTCTTTGCTTTGTTCTTTGAATAAGTAAGTCAAACTCTGTTGTCTCTTTGTCCAATCGGAATAAGTCCTTTCTCCAGAACTGATAATTTCTCCAATCCATGTCTGATTTACACTGGTAGATTCTACAAAATTTGCGACCAAGAAATTAACAATCTCTTCGTCCTTATATTTACGACTTGTTTTTTCAAACCAATATTTATCGCGGCGACGATTAAAGGAAGTTATAGTAGCACGAACTTTTTTATTATATTTAAAGTAATCGTATTTTGGATTTGAAAAGTGCGATTTTAGAGCAAGATATTCACAATATACTTCAAAAGGAGCCATAATCATTTGTTTGCTTTTCCTTATTACAATGGCAATTTTGCCTTAGAAGTTGCTTTCATAAAATTAAGTCTCGTAGCATCCCACTTTAGTTTTTCTTTCAGTGGTTTTGATACAAGTTTTGTTACTGATTCTACATCAAGTTCATTAACTTCACAGTAATGCACGATAGCATCGATGTAATTAATTTCTTCTTCAGCAACGATTTTCTCAATTTCTAGAGCAAATTTAGAAGGTGTCAAAAATTTACTATTAATTGCCTGTTCCAGTTCTTTATTCGGTTCCATATAGTTCCAGTTTATCTCTAACAAACTTTCTAATATATTCGGTAAGAAGTTTGATGTACTTCGATTTATCTCTTTCTTCATAGACGACGCATTCTCCATTTTCACAAGCCATAATGATTATAAATTTTTTGACTGGGATGCCAGTCATTTCATACAACATACATCCATATGCCGCACATTGTACAAAATAGTTTTCGATCCACTCTCGTGGTTTCGGTTTTTTCGAAGTCTTAAAGTCAATTATTGCTAATTCACCCTCATATTCTGCAATACAATCGACGGTTCCAGCAATACCTAACTGTTTACTATATAGGGAAGTTTCAAGAGCATTGATATTATCAATATTCTTTAAAGTACCCTTAGAAATCTTAAATAAGAACTCAGAAATAGGAGGAACTTTCGGTAACTCTATATTCTTTAGATGACACTCAGTAAGAGTATGCATATCAGTCCCACGACGTGTTGCCGCCTTTGTGACTCGATTTGCTTCTTCATCACCAACTTTTTTTCTCCATTTTACAAAAATCTCCTTATTAAAATGACTGGTCACCGAAGTGATAGAAACCAGTTTTAAGAGTTCTTCTTCATGAGGAACAGAATAATATCTGACTCCATCAATAGTCTCCCTTTCAAGTTGAGGGAGATTCAAATCAACATGATTAAACATTATTAAAAACCTGCTTCCATTTTTGCAACAATATACTCTTTGACTAAACCAGAACGAACAATATCATCAACCCCAAATTCAATTATATCAAAAGAAGGCATTTTACGCAAGATGTTCATAAAGTCAACAATACCATTTCTTTCATTTGCCCTATTCAAATCGGACTGACGAGAATCTCCACAGAAACAAATTCTAGTATTTTCACCAACACGAGTAATAATACTGTCTAGTTCATGAAAATTTAGATTTTGAAACTCATCGACAATAACAATAGCATTATCAAGTGTTGTTCCACGAAGAAATGAAGTGCTCCAAAATTTAATTGATTCTTGTGATTTAAGATTGCCATATAACATCTCAAAATCAGCATCACTTGGCATCTGGAACATATATTTCACCATATTCTTATATGGTATTTGATAGATGTCTGCCTTGTCTTCATGAGAACCAGGAAGAAACCCTATCTCTCTGGTTGCCACAAGAGACCTGACGAGATAAATCCTATCATAAGGAGTATTCTGGTCTAATACCTCTTTAAGTGCGTTAAAGAGGGTTATAAAGGTCTTACCCGTGCCTGCATAACCATATGCGACTAAATGCTTTTTTTCTTTGTAAGAATCAAACAGTCTTTTTTGATTATCATTAAGTGGGTCTATATCCACCAAGTATCCAGAACTCAATGGCTTTTTTCTTTTCATCTGCTTTGTTGTAAGACCAACTCCAATTGGTTGATCATTAGCAGATGCTCTTTTTCTTCTTGCCATACTAAATTCTACTTACTTTTGATCCAGGTGCCTTTGATGCCTTATCTAAAACTTCATTCCATCCAGGATTTCTTGCTACTAATTTATCTCTCCATTCACCAACATCTGTTGACATAGGTGCAGTAGAAGGATCTGACCAATCTCGTGTCCAATCAGGATTATCTTCACACCATTTCGACCATTCATGAACACTTAGAACTACTTCCTTTTGTTCCCCAGTCTCTTTATTAATAATTGGATATGTTGCCATTTTATCAATTCAGTATAAAAATATTTAGATCCATTCCAAAGCTTCTGCTACTGTTGGAAATTGCTCTACAAAAACATTCTTACATGCCTCTGCAATGTCCATATGCTCTTTTTGAGTTCCATTGGCC